AGTCACATCGGGGCGGAGAATGGTCGAGTACCGGGCGTCTCCTATCGTCGGGCGACGGTTTCCATCCTTAATCATATTTGTTGTCCACATGTAGTACAAAATTGCAAGAGCTATGCCCCCAAGCGCAAAAACACGAGCGTCCCGATTGATGAGGTACACGATACACACGGCATACAGAACGAAACGGGTGGTGGCCGAGACGCGCTGATCAGCCGTCTGTGTGGCCGTGGGCCAAAAAGTCAGGAGATCAGATGACTTGAAGATGCTCTTGGGATCCATTTACTTCTTCTACTTGCGGAGATTCTTTTTCTTTTTGCCTGGAGACGGGAGGGCCTGCTGACGCCTCGGGGTCGGTGGAACTGCGCCGCCGAGCAGGGACGCAAACGGGTTGCCGGCACCGCTGCTCATCATCTGACTCAGCATGCTGTTCACGCCAGCCATGAGAGCCGCCTCGTCCGGCTGGCCGTTTGGTCCCAGCTTCATGTTCTTGGCGCAGTTCTCGGCGGCGGCCTCGATGGCGCTGAGCGTCTCTGGAGGGAACATGCTCAGGGTCGTCGCAATCATGTACATGGACGAAAGGTACTGCCAAATAGCCTGCTTTGTATTGGCTGAACAATCCTCACGCTTCCAAACGACGTGAAGGTTCAGGTTCTTTGCAAACTCATTCTGCTCACAAAAAAACGACTCGTCGTGAGCAGTCATTTGACCGGCCCACGGTGCCACCTGATTCATAAACGTCTTGCAGTCTGGGCCAGTCTTCGTAGGCTCATCGGGGAACACGGTACTGAGCTCCCCGAGGAACTGGTTCATCATCTCATCAAACGCTTTTACGGTGGTCATCTACCACAACTTAGGGGCCCAATCCTTAAGTTAAAAAGGTTCCTTCAAAACTGGGCCGGAATCACCCTGACCTTGGCTTACGATAAAATACACAAGGAGACCTACTAAAAAGGCGGGCTTGAAATAATCTGAATTCTTCAATTTCTCTTCGTTATTCATTTTTGATTTCAAAAAGACATAAGCAACAACGACGGCTACGGCAATGGCGGCGGCGCTCATAGGCTCACGGCAGTATTGATCAATCATTCTATTATTACGAGTGGTTTAATTTTTGAATTTTTGTTGGCGCATCTGGAAACAGGGACTCCCCATCGTCGGCGGGCGTGGCGGCGCCTGGAACGCTCGGTGGGGTCAGGGAGTTGTTCACAGTCACGGCGGTGTCCACGCCCCCTGGAGTCTTTCCAAACTCCATGTTTCCTGTGTTTTGGGGGAGTCCCTCTGCCGGGTCCGTCGGGTTCTCGGGTATGTCATCCTCCCCCTCCAAATCTGGGACGTCCTCGTCACCCTCCGGGTCCTCATCTTCATGGTCCATGTCCAAATCTTCACCGGCTGCAGGCAAGGGCAAGTACGTATTGAGAATCTCGGCTGTTGGAACCAGGTCTTCAATGACCTCCCCAATTCTCTTGTAAAAACGGGCCGTCAGAACCTCTTTACGTTCCTCCTCGGGCTTTTGGTCTACGATGATACTGGGATTCTCGTACAGGTCCTTGGCGCACGCCTCATAACACCGCTGGACAAAGACGTCGTTCGCGGGCAACTTGATGCTAATCTTCTTGGACTTTCTGTCGGTCCGGATAGAACTCAAAATCTTGACGTGAATCACAAACACGGCCGCGAGGAGGTTGGGAAACAGGGACTGGTTCTTGATGATGGCGTCCGTATTTTTGAGTGAAATTGAAGAATTCCACGTCTTGACGCCTCGCAGAAGCTCCTGGAAGACTCGCGTGGTGTTCTTGCCCTGGGACTCCTTCTTGGCCTCGAGCCAAATCTCCCAAAAGGCTTCGATCATCACGGGAATCATAGCGTCACAGAGCTTCTTGGTGAACCGACGTTCAGACTCGTTCAGAAGGTCCATTTTAGTACCTAGTGAGACTAAAACTTTAGTGTTTTTTCGTGATTCGTAGTTTCTCAGCCGTCTTTTTGAGGTTGACGAGGCTCGGGAGGTAGGTTCCTGGGTCCACCTCCTCCTTTTCCATTTCGGAATCGAGGGCGGCAGCCTTGGTCCATTGAACACGTATATCAAGCGGACCAACGAGGTTTACGATGTACCCGAGCCTCTGGAGTTGGCGACACATGTACCCAACAGTCGTTGAAAGGTCGTACCTGGGGAAACCAATCACAAATGGAGGGACGGTCAGAATAGCAAAGCGGTCCCCAAGTTCAGAAGCCACCTTAATTTTACGACAAAATTGCTCAAGAAGGGCACGGTAGTACTCTTTTTTCGCAAGGTCCCGCTTCTTTTCAGAAGCGACAAGTTGTTTGGCTGACAAAGCCATCTATTCTAACCGGTTAATTTTGGGACGCGGGTGGTACGCAGCCCCGGGGCGGTCTTTTCAAGATCGCGTTTGCAAATTGGTCTGAGTAGAGATCATGTTTTGGTTATAGGCTGCTCCAATGTTTGACAGGTTGGGCTGGGGTGGCTGGTTCTTGTATCCCTGGAGCGCACCCTTGAACTGGGCGCTGAGATTCTCCGTCACCTCGGTCCAGGTTTGATACGTGTCGGGCTTGTACCCATATGTCGCGTCGACCGTAGAGGAGTCTCCGATACTGAGTATGTTCACGGTCCCGTCATCACCGACTTTCGCACTCACGTCGTACTGGGTTCCCAAGAAGTGTTTTGTATCATAGAACATAATACGGGACTTGTAGCTTCCGTCAGGTTGTATATTCACAAACACCGTGTCAATAGGAGACATGTCGGGCTTCATGGCCTGAATTTTTTCGATGATTGCCTGAACTATCAAGGGGGGAACAGGAGCTGACAGGTTCACATCACCTGCTGCATAGGTCGCGGTCTGACGCCCGTTCCATAGAAAGAAAAGGACGAGGACTGCAAGGACCAGAATCACGAGATCCTTCATTACTCTAGACAAACAAAAAAGGCGGGGACTGCGTTACTCAGTCCCCCCAAAAACCCTCACCCTACAATAGATGGCACTTCTGGTTTATTCAGACAAATGCAAATATTCACAGGAGATTATAGGGTTCATAAAGACCCAGCCTGCCCTTATCGAGATTATGAGGTTTCATAACGTATCGACAAACGGTGTTCCTTCGAAGAAGATTACTCGCGTTCCGACCCTCGTAACAAATGAGGGTAAAATGTGTGTTGGGGGTGAAGTCAAAGCGTGGCTTGAGTCTATGATACCTACCGACTTTGAGTCTTGGGACTGTTCTGGGAATTTGTGTCAGAACCTCGATGGGTCTGAGAACTCTGGACTTTTTGAACTCGACAGATACGGAGAGTCTCTTCAACCTATTTTGACTCCTGAATTGGAGACGAAAATTTCAATGAATATAACGGATGCTTATCAGGCAAAGAGGCAGGGCTAGGAGGTCCTCCTTCGGACTCGGTCTTAAAGATTTCACGCACTTGTTTACACAAGATATGCATTTCCGAACAATTCAAGCATCGGCTATAAAGTCCGTCTTTGAGGTTCTCAAGGATATCATCAACGATGTGAATGTTTATTTTACACCCAGAGGTATTCACATCTTGACGCTGGATACAGCTCGTGTCACCCTGGTCCATATGGATTTAGGTGCCGAAAACTTTGAAGAATATGAGTGCCCTACAGACGTGGTTGCTGGTTTGAACATGGCCAACGTGTACAAGCTCCTCAAGTCGGTCTCGGGCCAAGATACCCTGTTTGTTCGCATTGAAGGTCGGGACTATATGGAGATTTTCATAGAAAATCCAGATAAGAAATCTTCGACGAATTTTAAACTGAAATTGCTGGACATTAACGAGGACATCCTTGAGTTTCCAGATATTCACATGAATGTCGTCACGACACTCCCCGCTATTGACTTTCAGCGCATCACGAGGGACATGGGGAACCTCGCGACCGAGATGGACATCATCCGAGAGGGGAACACGCTCGAGCTGAGCTGTCGGGGCGACTTTGCTGACCAGAAGACGATCATAGAGTTTCCAGACACGGTCGGGAAGACTGGAAGCACATTTAGCCTCAAGTATATTAACTTGTTTACCAAGGCGACCAACATGTGTTCAAGCGTTCAGCTTCTTCAAGATTCCGAGAATGAAAATATGCCGATTATTTTTCGGTATACAATTGCAAATCTAGGAGATCTTCGCTTCTACTTGGCACCAAAAATTGAAGCTTAAAATTAAAAATTATAAATACAGGATGGAGGCCAGGTACGAAGAACGAATACGCGCGTGTACTTCAGAGACTGAACTTGCCGAGTATCTTCTTTCGTGTGTTCCTGTGATAAAGGAATATACGAAGGATGCTGACCAAACGACGGTATTACAGACAAAAAAGGTGGCGGGGGTACAAATCTCGTCACGCAAGGGTGTTCAGAGAAACGATATTTATAAGAAATACCTCAAAGAGGTTGAAGATGGGTACGATGATTATGACCCAAAGGACCGGGACGTACATGAAATACCTTGTCGCCAATGTGGAGCCATGTACTCGAAAACATTTGATGAA